TCATCCTTGGAGGTATCCGGTGCCGTATATTTCATCAGCAGCGGCATATCCTCCGCCGTGATGTCCGTCACTGCCACTGTCTGTTTATACAGGCCGGATGCATCTGTGGTCCAGCCGGCAGCCGGCAGGGCTACAGTTATGATACTTGTCACTGCTGCATCCAGACCGTTAATGGCGGCAGTGATGGCATTCATAACCTCCGGGCTTATGATATCTCCTTCCTGGGCATATTCCGTCACATCCAGTATTTCTGACTTTCCCTGTGCATCCGTGCTTATCTCATATTTACGATTGCCTTCAAAGACGTCTGCTTTAAAATCTGTTCTGAGTGCCATTTCCTACCTCCTGTTTCCTATCATCTTTGTTCCAACCTTAAAGCTCAACCGCTGCTGACCGCTTACCATGCTGTCATACATCTCCCCCAGGTCTTTTAGTATCTGCTCAATATGATTGGCTTGGTAGATACTCCCATAAGTTATCTTTACGGGGGTGGACGGAGTACTGGCTTTCGTATAATAGGCAGCCCGCAGCGTTTTAATGTTGTCCAGCAGCCTGGACATCTCCGTATCCGTCCGGAAGTCCTCCATCTTCCATGCCTTGGTCTGTATGGTCACCCCCAGGCGCCCCGCCAACAGCGCACATGCCTCTTCCACACGGTTCAAGTCTGTGTAGGCTATATATGCCCTATCCGTGTCATTGGACAGGTCTGCGGCCGTCCTATCCGTTATCAGTGTTTCCAATACCGTACTCATCTTACTGTCACCTCCGCCGTTACCTTACGCCGACTAAACTTAAAATCCAGCTTTGTAATATTGCCCGTCATTGTCCCCCGGAAACCAGTAAATACATTCACACGGTTTCCCAGCTCCTGGTCATTGATAGTGGCGCGGAAACTGATACTTTCGTTATTGCCGTAGTATCCATATACCCGATCAAGCACCGCCTGCGCATTTCCGGCTGTCACCAGTGTGGCTTCCTTGACTTCGGCAATGTTCTTATTCTGGGTAATCTTTGGGTTTTCTTTCAGCAGCATGGCCGTGCTGTGGTTGTACTTAAGCCCGGTCAGTACCACTTCATTGCCCGTGCCGGTTATGCAGGCATAATTGTCTCCATGGTCCCCAAGATTTCCACCAGTAATAGACAGACCGTGATAAGGCTCTGAAAACTCTATCCTCGTAGTGCCATCCAGGACCCCCTTATACAGCTGCGCGGATTCTGTCCCCTGGGTATAACTGTGTACATACAGCCGGATGCCGGTTATGATATCACTGTGTTCCACACTTAATCCCAACCGGATATCTTTGGCCGTGAATTCGCTGGTGACCTCGGTCTGCTGTGGGTATATGTACAGCTGCCGGTCATAACTGGTGTCCACCAGGGCGCCAATGGCAAAGGCCAGCTGCTGCAGTGCTGCACGTTTCGTACATATTGGCAGGTACCCACTCACCCGCGCATCTACATAAACATCATCTAAATAATATGTGATACCTTCTCCGGTCATAATACTGACCAGGATGTCTGATACCAAGGCATCGTTGTACACTCCGCCCATGAACTGGTTGTTATCCAGGATTCCCACTGCATCCTGGGTCTCCACGGAATACCGCTTTGCTCCCAGCTGTTTCCCATCCTTCAGATAAAAAATCCCCAGTATTGCCTCGTCAAAATACAGCGTCTGTTTCTGCCGCTTCTGAAATTCAAACGCATAATCAGACTTGCTTCGGATGGTATAGTCCATCGTATTGATGCTTACCTCTTCGGATATAGGGCTCAGCTCCATGAGGCAGCTGATATCCTCTATCTCATCATCCTTAAACACACGGATGAGTCCCCAGGTTATCCCTGTCAGGAATACGTTGCGGTACGGCTTGCTGGTCCTCAGGAAAGTAACGACCACCCGGTTATAATAATCCACGATGCCATAGCAGAAGTAGTCCGGGCTGTCCGGGGAATAATCCCGGTCTGATAACAGTTCATCCCCACGGTACCACTTAATATTGACCATACTGCAGTAATCCTCCGAATAATCGTTGAACCTCAGGGTTAGCCCCACGCTGGAATAAGTTTGACCGAATGTGAATGTGATTGAAGGCGGTTCTCCAAATGTTCCGCCTGCATCGGATATGCTGCCACTCACATACCCCATGTCAGCCAGCTTGTCCGGAGCATTGTTGTAGTTGCCATCCATCCTTGCGTACCTGGGCAAGCAGTAGGCATAGGGAGGAAACTCTACCCCCGATTTTAGGTCCTGGAGGTCAACATAGTAATCATGGTCGCCCGAAGCCGCCGTATTGTCCTGTGCTGCCCCAAGGGCAATGTCATCGTAGACAATCTTAAGCCCACCCGCATCCGTCATCCTCTGGTTCTTCAGTACGGACAGCCACAGGTAACGGTATGGCCGGCTGGTCTCAAGGTACGTGATGACCAGCTGATTAAACAGCGGCACCTTGGCCCGGCAGAAGTACTCCACTCCATCTGGTTCAAACTCCTGCTCCTGGACCAGTTCCGCATCCTTGTACCAGGAGATTTTAAGCCTGCTGGCATAATCCCCAGATACCCTGTTAAAAACCATGGATATGCCGTTGCTGGTCTTAAGCCGGTCAAAGGTGATCGTGATGGATGGTGGCTTATCAAACACACCGTCCTGCCTGCTTAGGGCCGTACTGATATACCCGTTCTGGCCACCAGGGATTATATCTGGGGTATTGGCATATGTTCCGTCCATCTTGGCGTATCTGGGCAGGCAATAAGCATAGGGCGGCATATTCTGCTCATAGCTTGTCAGGTCATCTACCGCTGAATACGGCTGCTGCCCGTTCGTTTCCACTCTTGCGTCCCATCTCAAACCTTACCGCCTCCTCTGTGGTTCCATGGCTGTGAAATTGAGGGACAGGCCATCCAATCCCCAAATATTTTTACCTCGCCTTATTCTAAGCTTATCCTTCCCCTGGGTGATATAGGCTTGGAAGGTCAATGTCTCCTGACCATAGGGGAAGGTCATCTCATGACTCGCATAATTCGGATCCGAAACGGCATCATAGAACGCATCATACGCTGCCAGGTCTTCCGTCTTAGGGTATACCTTCATCGTGTAGTTGTAGAAAGTCCCTATGATATCCCGGTCCATGGCATAGTCCAATGTACGTCCGGACTGTTCCGTATCAGTCACCGCAAAACTGCGTTCCAGAGAATCCTTCTCTACCTCAACGTTGTACACCTTTCCATCCAGCAAAAATACACTGTCCATATCAGCCTCCTACGATTACCAGGCTCACGCCTTTGCGTGCCGCCTCTTTGTCCAGTTCCGGTTTCAGCACCCGGGCCAGCGCAGCCAGGTTCCCGGTCAGGTTCAGCACAATCTGTACTGGCTTATTCCCTTCCGCCTGCAGGCGGCTTATCATTTCTTCCATCTTGCCTATCAGGTAGCCCATGGCTTCCTCCTGGCCATAACCTGCCATATTCCTCATGCTGGAGGACATTTCCCCAGCTCTTGGTGGCACAATGGTTCCACTGGCCATCCTGGGCAGGTATGATGCTGCATTCGGGATATTAATACCGATTGGCAGCTGCACATTTACACCGTCAAACACGTCCAGGACGCCATCCAGCCATTTCTGAACCGTGCTTCGGGATGATGATGCCATAGCACTGATGCCATCGTTAAATCCACGCACAACGTACTCTGCTATGCTGTAAAACTCCCTGGACGGAGAGTTGATATCAAATTCTTCTTCCGCTGCTTCCATGGCCTCGCGAGCCCATTTGCGGATTGCGTTCTTAGCCATGTACGCAAAGTCAGATATTCCGTTCGCGAAGCCTTCGTTGATGCGTCTGGCCATATTGTAAAAGGCCGCATACATGCCACCGGTCCCTTCAGGATTGCTGTCTCCCCAGAACCACTCCCGCACATTTTTAGCCCAGGCTTCCATTGGTGCCTGTGTTTCCGTGTGACTTCCTTCAATCTTGACCTTGAATGCCTGGATAATAAGGTCTGCAAACTTTGTCCAGGACAGTTCATTGACTCCCTGGGCTTCATCCGCGCCCACAAACCACTTCCGAACATTCTCTGCCCAGGTCTGCATGACACTCTGGGACTTGGTGTAGTTCTTGCTGACCGAATTGTTAAATCCGGACAGGATGCTTGTTGCCCACTGCCTGGCCTCCGTGGAATCCCCGGTACTGATGCCAAACTTGTTGGCAAACCAGCTGGCCACTCCGGATGCCCAGGACTGGATCACGCTCTGGGATGCTGTCTGTTCATTGGTCACACCCTGATTAAATCCAGCTACGGTGTTGGAGCCGATGCCGGCCAGCACGGTTGACGGGCTATGGATACCCAAAAGACTCTTAATCCCATTCACGAACGGGTCTGTGATGTTGGCTTTAATGAATGCACCTGGGTCAGAAAAGAACTCCTTGACACCCTCGCAGAAACCGTCCCAAAGGTACTGTCCCATACCGGCCATGACGGTTGACGGGCTATGGATTCCAAAACCTGCCTTCACGCCATTGATGAATGGATCTACCACGTTGGTCTTAATCCAGGAGACTACCCCCTTGGCAGCATCTACAATCCCCTTAAGCATTCCCTCCCATACATCACCACCACATTCCTCTATCTTTCCGTTAAAATAGTCCTTTGCTTCTGCAAATCCATCTGCTATCAGAGTACCGATAAAGTTGGCCAGGGCTCCAAAAGCAACGCCCAGCGCGGAATATAACAGTGTGTAAATCTTCCCTGCAAGACCAATCCAGTCCACCGCCTCAATGCAGTCAACAATGCCCTGCACGAAGGATGCCCAGTCTGTCTCTTGTACTACAGTAATCAAAAAGTCCAGAATGCCAAGGACAAATGTGCTTAGGGCCTCACCTGCCTGCGCCCACTGGAAGGTCTGGAAAAATGTGCTGATACCTGTCGCCACGTTATTGCCAAATTCTGTCCAGTCAAACGTGGACGCGAATTCAAGGAGCAGAGCAAATGCGCCGTTAAGCCCAGCCGCCATAAGATAACCGAACTGTCCCCAGTCAATTGCTCCTGTAATGCCCATTAGGCAGGTGGCCAAGGCAGCTCCAATGGCTCCCCAGTCCGTGCCAATAATAAATCCCAAAAGGCCGGATATCTGCGCCTGGAAGTATGCTCCTATGGTTGCTCCCACAAGATTCCAGTCTACGGTATCAACCATCCCCATAAGACTCTGGGACAGGGCATTTCCCAGCATGAGCCAATCAATTTGTGTCAGCAACAGGTACAAGGTATTGGCCAGGGTATTAATTCCCGTCCCGAACATAATACCAATTGCATACCAGTCAATCGTGGCAACCAGGCTGTTGAACATGGTCGTAAACGCCGTTATGAAAGCCGTTATCTGCGCCCCGACATTATCCCAACTGATAAATTCCGTAAATTTCTGTACTGCCTCATTGATTTTCTCACCAATGAGTTTTCCGATTCCTTCCCAGTCCCCAGCTGCAAACAATTCTTTCAGCTTATTGGCAAAATCACTGATTCCCTTGTCTATACCGACAGTCTCAAACATATCTGAAGGGCTGGCACCACCTCCACCACCTCCAGATGCATCCACGCCCTGCTGCTGAATCTGTACCAGATCGTCAAACGGGGCCTGCGCTTTTTTTGCCTCCTTACCAGCTTGGCTTGCGGCTCCTCCTGTCTTTTTAAGACTGGCTGCATAATCCTCGTTGGCCTTTTTTGCCCGGATGTATGTGCTCCCGCCTCCCAGTGCAGAAAAAAACTGGTTGATATATCCCACTGCTGTTGCCAGGAGATTAATCAAAGTATTAAGTACCGGTGCCACATAGGACAGAATGGGTGCGAACGCCGCCGCAATACTATTTTTAAGGTAGGTCATGTTGTTCATCAGACCAGACATAGACTGGTTTGCACGGTCCGAATACTGCACCAGGTTCTGCATACCCTCCCTAACTCCTTGGATGGCCGCCCTCATGGCCATGCGGATGAGCATGAGCTTGAACATATTAGACAGCTTCAGAATGCTCTTGCTGACGGTATTGGAAGACTTCCCCAGTCCTTTCAAGCTGGATACGGACTGTTTAGCCTTATTGGCCAGACCTCGACCAATACTTTTTGCAAAGTTACCAACCGCGCTTGCAGCTTTTAAAAATGCGGATTGGGTTGTTTTGGAAAACTTTCTTGTTTCACGTCCGGTATCTGTCAGTGATTTCTGATAGTCTTTTAATACCGAATTAATCTGAGCAATTTCAGCAGCATTACTGTCATACTCTTGATGTCCCAGACCAATACCGGATGACTGTAGTTCCTTCTGACGTGCCTTCAATTCCTGTAGGCGCTTACTTAATTCTACGATTTTCTCGTTAGCCGCTTCAGCTTCCTGTCCGATTTCATCGCCATTAAGTGTAGCACCTGCCTGGGTACCATATTCTTGGACTGCCTCGGACCAGTTGTGGATTTCAGCCGCCGCCTCCCCAAATACAGCTGCCATTGCTTTAGGATCATACCCCATTGATTCGGCACTGTTGGGAACTGCATGCGCTTCTATTGGAGTGGTCTCTACTGCTTCAATATCTTGCACACGGAGTTGGTCTATCTGCTGTTTCAGTTCCTGGGCTTCCAGGTCCATCTTGTTCAAAGCAGCGGCCCCCTGTTCACCATACTGCTCAACTGCCTCCGCATAATTATGTATTTCAGCCGCTTCCTCCCCAAATACAGCTGCCATTGCCTTTGGGTCGTAATTAAGTGATTCCGGGTTTGTTGATACAGCCACAGCTTCCATCGGTTCTGTGTCAGCGGCCTCCATAGCCTGGACACGAATGGCGTCCATCTGCTCCTGCAGCCGTTTCACGTCCTTCAATGACCCGTCAGCGGATTCCCCAATGGATTCAACTGCATCCGATGCCTCTCCCGCACTCTGGGCAGTCTTTGTTATCGCCTGTCCTGCCCCATTGAACCGGCTCAAGATGTTAGATGATAGACGGTTTACTGCGCCCGTCAGCCTGTCCATTGCTTTTGACAATGTGGATATTCCTTCTTCAAATCCTTCTACGTTAATTTTTGTATCAAATTTCAGGCTTCCATCTGCTGCCATACCATCACCTCCTGCACAGGCATAAAATAAGACGCCCATACAGCGTCCTAACCTAATAAATTATTCCAGTAATCAATCTCCGCCTGCTCCTCCTCGGTATACCGTTTCCTGATATCACAGAGTCTGCGGTTGTTCCGGTAAAACTCCTGCTCCCACTTCTCCAGCTTCTTTCCCTTTGCTTTCTTCTGACGGATTCCTAAAACCGTGGAAAATGTCCCATCCTCAATCTCCATGAAATATCCCGAAAATGTCCACCAATGTATATATTGGACTGCTCTGGTCTCCATTCCGGCCACTTTGTTGATGGCAGGGAACAAAATGGGTTCGTCCTGCTCCCAGTCCATCACCTTCCTGGCCGGCTTCTTATCGTCATCCTCCTGGCCGCAGTCCACAAACCACTTGGCCTGTAGGATAGCCTCCTCCAGATGTTCCTGCGGTATCTGGCTAAAACCATCCCGGTATAGACGCTTCATCAAGATTTCCAGTTTTTCTGCAGGTGAAAGCTCCGGGTCGGAACAGGCCACCAGAAAAACCAGTATGTTCCGATAATCGGTTTCAATGGGATAGCTTACCCCGCCCACGTCAAGGCTGATTGGCAGCTGGCCAATCATTTCCCTAAATCCTCCAGATACTTCCTGGACTTTTCCCGGTTCTTCCTGGCATACTCCTCGACAGCAGGCTTCATCAGCACAAGCAGGCCCTCCAGCACCCCTTCATACAGGTATTTCTGGCCGACAATGCAGAGTGGGGACTGACCGGCAAATATCGTGTCATATACATCCGATAGGAAGATGCCATTGAACGCCTTACGCATTTCTCCGGAAAACTCAGCCACGTATGCACCGTCCCTTTCCATATCGCTTTTTGGGGTTCCGTCCGGATTCAGTTCAATCCCCTCCGGGGGACTGTAATCCTTAAAATGTCTCTGTACATCCAGCACACGGTTGATGATTTCGGGGTCCGCCGGGTTGAACCGGATAATCCGCGTCGGGTCGTCATTTACCGCGAAGCTCTCATAGCCATCATCAAACAACAGGCTCTTCATTTTTTTTGCCATCTGGTTTTACCTCCTCTTTGACTTCTGCCAGCGGCACAGCCGCCGCCGGCTCCGTTCTTCATGCATCTGCTGTAAACGTCTTTGTAGCAAGTACAAACTTACCCTTAACCCTGTTTCCGGTATGGTGCACATTAAATGGAATCTGGTATCCAGTGGTATCTCCACCATAGCTGGACACTTCAATGATTGCATCTTCCTTATAGGCCACATAGGTGCCATCCGCTGCTTCAACCGGTTCCCACAGATGTACTTCCACCACACTGGTCTTAAGGTCATCCAGGGTCTGTCTTTCGTCCACAATGGTCTGCAGACGGTCAAACAACGGCTCTCCAATCTCAGCATAGTACGGGTCAGCGGATGCCTGGGGCTGATAGCTGTCCAGGTTGACGGATGTCTCTCCCCATATATTATTTTTGGTTTCCACATTGGCGTTCATTTCGACAATGTACTCTTCCAGGTCCTTGCCCAGGCGGCTGTATTCAGCCTTGCTGGCAGATGGGAGGGCAGCATCAATATAGTGTGCTATCCACTTTCTTTTGATTTTTCCTGCTGCGGGAATTGATTCCGCAAACAGCTGTAAGTTCATTTTACGCATGGTTATTCCTCACTTTCTATTTGGTAGGTCACCTGTATTTGTATCTGGTACAGGATTCCGTCATTAACAGTCTCACCCATGGGCTGCATGGCCATTGCATTGGATGTGATGGCTTTTATAAACCTGGCCTCCATCTCCTGGTTGCCAATATTGGCACTAAGCCCACCCTCCTTCGGCAGTTGTTCCAGCCAGTATCCCAGTTCCAGAAGGAAATTGCTGTTGACCAGCCGGCAGTAATCCGTGAAGGATGGGGCCACTGCGTACATTACGAAATTGTGGCGCCGTGTCTGGTTCCCCAGCATGTCCTCCTTGACCAGACTGTCCCCATTGCTGGACAGGCCATAACTGGGGCCTGGCTCCGTGAAATCCATATGGATATCGCTGTCTGTCAGGAACTCCGATATTTTCGGATACTCCGTTAGTTTCTGGCGCATATAATCTATGATTGTCATTAGGTTCCTCCTCTATCTACCAGGGCCTGAGCTGCCTGCAGTATGTCATCCTTATGGTCGGCCTTCATCCGGTCGAACCACTTCTTCCCCCGCATCGGGGCGCCGGCATAGGTCAGTTCCTGGTCCGTAGGGACTTTTATCTCGTTTTTCTTTGCCCAGGCGCTCCCCGTTGTCGGCGATACGTATAGGATACCCTCGTGCAGATAATGGGCGTATGGCCCTGGTATGTCAATCTGACCGGAACCAATCACTGTGGCCATGACCATCATATGCTCCAGTTCCCCTGCCTGTCTGCGCGGCATGTAATCACCCATGTACCGCATTGTCTCATTATCCACCAGCTTCTGTACTGGTCCACCTTCCTGCAGGCCGTGGTTGCGCAGGAGGGTTTCTTTATCCTTTACGTTAAATTGTACTTTCATAGACTACCTCCTACCTTCTTGCCCTTTCCTTTCTTACGATTTATACTGTACTTACAGGCGTTGCAGCGCCGAGTATAATGAAAGGAGGAAGTTTTAACATGATTGAGCAATCCACCCGACTCTATCACTGTCATAAACTCAAAAAGAATGTCCATATTTTTGAAGATTATGAAGTTATCAACGGGACTCGTACCCTATTGCGCTGTTCATGTCCAAATTACAGGGGCATGGCAGCTGACGGGCGCAAATGTAATGGTCTAGATGATTATGACCAGCCGTGTGGCTATTCGGAATATCCAAAAAGTCAATGACCTTTTCCATCATACCATCATTACATTCACATGGCGGTGTATAACAGTAAAGGCGTAAACAGCACTTCGTACAGTCAGCTTTTTCTTGTATGCAGTGCTGTTTAATTGCCCTGTAAAACTCAATTTGTTCCATGCTCATTACCTCCTACTTGCAGGCCAGTTCATAATGCTGCACTGACTCACTGCCATATAGCCGTTCATCTACCGTGACCACAGTAAGGAATCCATGGGCCGTCTTAAGGGCCGCCAGGGACTTTGACATGGCCTCCTGGCTGCTGCAGTCTATCTCATCCTCAATGATACCCTTGACAGCCAGGTCCTTGCCCTGGGTCAGTTTTATGGTCCCGGCCAGGCTTTCCATAGGGATGACCAGAAGGACAGATGTGCCCTCCCGCTGGCCAGTCTTAAGATAGGTGGACTGCCTCACGTCCTCCCAGTACACACCCTCTATGGGCATCCTGGTGTACATCTCAGTCTTCCCAATCTTGCTGTACAAGTACAGCGTTACATCCGCATTGGTATACATATCACACCCCCTGATAACACAGACCGGTATGAGCTAGCCATTTCATAATAATGCTGCGCTGTTCCCTGCTGATTGCCGTAGCAGATTCCTGGGCACTGGCAAAACCGACTGAATATGTGCCAATCTTCTCCGACGTCTTCCCTCCGGATTCCTTCTGCTGCTTCTCCCTATGGTATTCGGATTCCGCCAGTTCACAGCAGCACATCTGTACCGGTTCCGGTATCCCCTTCTCCTCTATGTCTTTCAGACGGCTGAATGTATACTGGTCAATGATTTGGCTGGCAGACTGGGCGTAAAAAAGGAAGCCGGATGTAATAACAGGCTTCCTTCCCTTTAGGTAATCGTTGATATAGTACGTTTCGTCAGTGTATGCCCGCATCAGAGCCTCCTTACTTTTTCTGTTTGGATTCATCCGCTTTCAGGGCTTCGTTCTCCGCTTTCACCTGCTCATTCTCCATCCTCAGGGCTTCGTTCTCCGCCTTCAGGGCTTCCATCTCCTGCTCCATGGTCTTTGTGGTTTCTGCTCCAATTCCTACTTTTCTCATTCCGCTGCCTCCTTATGCTTTGTGACTCAGATAGATACCAGCCACCTTGTTTTTATATACGTCCACCAGGCCGTATTTACGGTATTTGGAGATATAGCCATCTGCATTTGGGTTGTTATCCGGAGAGATGATGCTGGATGCCGTATGTTTATCAAATTTGATGATGGCCGGTTTATGGATAATCATGAAATTGATATCCTTACCATCTTCGGCCTTCTTAAAATGCCCCAGTTCCTCGCCTGCCGTTTTTCCGTCCAGCAGGTTGATGGCCGTGTAGAATCTGGACTGTGGTACGGATTTCTTGACTGCAAAAGTAGAAAGCACCTCCCTGGACTTTGTGGTGTCCAACGCCATTACACCGTTAAGCAATGTCGGTGTTGCATACAGCAGGCGGTTCTCTTCTGGTACCTCATCCTCGTCCATCTTATTCTTAGCTTCTAGGAGGGCCGCCAGGAACTGTGATGCATCTGCATATGTGGCTGGAACAGCCTTTGAGATTCCCTCAATCCCTGCAAGGGTGGCAAATGTGAAGGCATCAGCCTCTGGGGCAACCTTCTCACGCTGCAGGGTGCTTCCGGCCATGCCGAATGCAATGTTGAATGTCTCCTGGTCATCCATGGTATCGACCATGATTCTTGTACCACGGTCATAATTGAAGGTGGTGGTCTTCCATACCACATTTACGGTCCCGTCCGTATACCCGCTGTTCCTGCTGTAATCACCAAGACCGGATACCTCAATTTGTGGATACAAGATTTCATTCGCATTGGCGCCGGCGCGCATCATTGACGCATCGCTGATGAGGTCTGCTGTCACGGATGCCAGCCTGTATACCTCATCCAGGAGCGCCGTATAATTCTTTGCTAATACAATGTTATTTGGCATAATCTCTTACCTCTCTCTTATTATTTCTCTTCTGCCGGAAGCCCCATGGCTGCCCGGAGTGCGGCCGTGTTAGAATCAACCCCGCCTGCTTCTGAACCACCTGTGGATGCCACCGGATTGTTAATAGGTTCCGTTGAGCCAAAAAGATAGCTATTATCCTTCTGGCAGGCCTCAATGGCAGTCTTTATGTCTGCAGTCTGGTCCTTAGATGATTTCAGGGTATCAACATCCAGCAGGGCCTTGATGGCCTTCGCATTACGTCCACCCGCTGCGGTAATGGCTGCCTCTAAGGATGTACCAAACTGCATATCCGAAATCTTTGCCTCATACTCAGCTTTCGATGTCTCATACTTGGTCTTGTACTCATCGACCTGTGACTTGACCTGGTCGTAGTCCTTGAAGCCATCAATCGTGGTGTTGGCTTCCTGAAGCTGTGTCCTGAGCTGTTCCAGCTCTGCCTTAGCCTGCTCCATCTCTCCCTTGGCTGCCTCAATATCGTTTCCATTCTCAGCCATGATGATGTCCACCTGCTCCTTAGTCAGGCCCATGTCCTCTAAAAATTTACGTTTCATATTGCTCCTTTCTCACTACGCTTTTATACGGGGTCGCATCCCTTGTGGTGGTAGTTTTACGCCGTGCCGGGCAATTTTGAGTATAAAAATAACACGCCGGATTAACCCTGACGTGCCCTTTTACTGCGGTATCATTTTAAAAACCTATTCAGCAACCCATCTTTCGATGGCTCTTCCGGAAGCCTGCTTTTCCCCTCTTTTTCCTCAAACGAATATCCATTTGCACATTCCACACCTTTTCCTGCCCGAATCATTGCTTCCAATGGTATCCCATCCGGATAGGCCCTGCAGCAGTCTTTTTCTTCGTCATCTACATAGTGTTTACAAAAATCACAATTAGGTAACCGCAACATTATCGTTTCCACCTCTCAATATATTTGTTGGCAAGAACCTTAGCCCTCAACGATACCTTTTCCCCGTTCTGCATCCTTACAAATGTCTCAGCCAATGATTCCGTCCCGTCTTCACACCTATCCGCATAACCCGAAATTCCAGATATGAATGGGATTCTTTCCCGCAAAGCCTGGTAATCTTCCCATGTTTCACATCCTTGGAATGTCATTACATGGGCCATTTCATGTTTGACACAATCCTCTAACGATTTTGATGCAAAATAACCTGCCTTATATCTCTTTCGTATCAAAGGTTCAATTACATTATAATCAATATCACTATTAATAGCCAGACCCATCTTTAACTTCCCATTTTCCAAATAGGGTCCAGCGATAAATAGGGTATTCTTATCTTCTTTGCCAAGTGCTTCAGAAAATGATTCCACTGATACCTCGCCCAAACGAATACCATATTTTTTCTGCATCACTGTAATGGTTTTTTCTATACGGATACGGTACTCTTCTGTCATACCTCTGATATTCATTACCTCATCCGGCAGTTTTAGTTGGCTTTTATCCATAAACTTTAATCCTGCGCCAGCAATCTTCAGCCGTTCATTCTGCTGTCGCAGGCCCATCTCCTTGGAAAAGTCTACATAGGTCTTATTGGTCAGCCGCAGCCTGCACTTGGCAGCAGTGATATCCTCCTTGTCTGCCCCGGCCTTCTTCAGTAACTCCACATCCTGCTTCTGCTTGCGGATGATACGTTCCAGCTTCCGCTGATGCTGGAGGGCCGCATATCGGTCATACTCCTTCCCGCGGAAGGTCTTCTTCTCATTCTCTTTCCGGTTCTGTTCCGCCAACCACTCATCCGTGTACTTGCGCTTGGATATCCCAAGTAGGAAGGGGAACTTGATGTGGTAGCAGTTAATTCCTGCAAATCCAAGCATTTCACCCTCGCCGCAGATAGTCCGCATCTCCTCAGAACTGTATACCTTGCCTTGCCAGCTCTGGTGATTAAGATATCCGGTTCCGGTGTTCCTGGCACCCATATGCCAGTCTACCTCCCAGTGGTCCGTCCCCAGCTCCTTAGCGTTCCTGTCGCTGACCTGTTTGGCCATCTGGGCCACACCAGTCATCACAGCACGTCTTGCGGCCACCTCTATACGGTCTGACTTACCAGATGCATAATCTACAGTCCGGATACCGCTGGCCGTCATCTCGTCAATCACCTCGCCTATGGCCTGACTGTATGTCCTGGTACCGGTGGTGATTCCCATCATGGCCTTGTCCAGGCTGCGCTCAAGGTACTCAGAAAGCGGCGTGAATACCTTCTTGCCACCAGTACCCATTGGCACATTGAAGCCGGTGGTCTGGGTGATGTTCTCCATCGGCCTCAGGGTATCCTTGGTCTGCCGCCTCGCCGCATCCACGATCTGCTGAAGCCACTGGTTATCCTTGTAAGGCTGATAGTCCCTGCCGGCCTCCTCGTAGATTGCCTTGTTGCGTATATAGTCAGACTTGGCCGCCTGCTCATAGATGTCATCCACCTGAAGGCCCGCCTTTCTGATGCCCTCACCTATCAGCTGTTTAATTCGCGCCCGAACTGCTCCAATGGCATCCATCCTCACCAACAGCCAGTCAATGACCGGTGTAACCCGTGCAGCCTCCTTGATGCGCTGTATGATCTCATCCATGATGGACAGCTCCAGAGCCGTCATGGTACACTCCAGTGGTTTGGGCAGCTTCTCCATCTCCTCTGGTGTCAATCACATCACCGCCTATTCTTCTGTCATTGCCGGTTCCGGCAGATTCTTGACCGCTTCTTCCAGTGTTTCCCCATACCACTTAGCCCTGTACTCCTCTGGCCTCATAATCCCTGCTGCCAGATCCTGCCTATCCTGCTGCCGTTCCTCTTCCTCATCAACTAAAATGCTATCCTTGAAGGTACATAAAAACTCATACCCTGATTGTGTCAATGCGTTATAGAAAGCCAGGGCATATACCAGGTCCTCCAGACAGTCCTCCAGGTTGGACTGGATGGCCTTGACCATGTTATACTTACGTTTTTTAGCAATCTTTGCCTCCGTGGCTGTCTTATCCACATCATTCACGTCCGAAAGGTCACCGTACGATAAGCTTGTGTTGAACTCAATCCGCCTCAGGTAAGCATTTAGGCCATTGATAAGACTCGCGTCCCGAAACTCCGGACTGTATTCCTGATACAGTTCCTCCCCATTCGACTTACTGAGGTTCAGACCACGGTACAGGCGTTTATTAAGCTTGGGTAGCACATACTTAGTCTTTCCCTTGCTATCCACTGTCGGCGCCACTTGCAACGCCGTTATATCTACATGCACCGCCCTCTCTCCGCTTTCAAACTCCCAATCAAGACGGCTGAACTGTGTATCTGTCTTTTTAATCAAGCCAATTGCAGAATCATAGATAGAAACACCACAGGATGAACCATCTATTTCATTCTTGATTGGGTTCCGGTAATATCCAAAGTCTGGCCGTTCCACGCCCAGGTATGTAACATCTTCCGGGAGAGATGACCACTCATCCACTACGGACAGGTCCACCGGGCTTCCGATGCTGCTCACATTGGATGTGTGATACGCCTTGTTCTGGATTCGTAAGGTCAGGTCCTCCTTCCATTCGTGAAACTCAAACCTAAGGTAGAAATTGTCCTCTCCTATCCGCTTTACCTGAATGAATACCACGCTGGTCAGCCTGTCTTTAGCATCAAAAGCAATCGGCACAAACCGGTCAGCCGTAACATACTCCACGGCACTTCCCCCTAATGGTTTGATGCAGAAGGAGCCCAGGCCAATCCCTGCCTGCAGATTCTCATTGAGGTTCCGGATAGACGACTGGTATATCTTGTCCAGCTGTTCGTTTGAGATACTGGACTCCATCTCATTCAGGCAGACGTTGGCAAACTCCCGGCAGATGCCCTGCTCAATCTGTAAAGAATCTATCTGGTCATCCACCCAGGGAGCCTGGCCCCGGTACATAGCGCCCCACAGTTCAATCTTTTCTATCATTCGTTGCGATATCGCAACATCCTGGCCTATCACCTGTTTCAGCGTCTTTGCTGGGAACATCTTCCTTATCACCCCTCTTACTGCACTTAGTATCCTTCCAAACAATCTATCACCTGCCTTACTGGCCTTTCTTCTTCCAGATTCGGTTTGTCGCATATCTAACAGAGTCAATACAGTGGTCATCCCCATCCGGGTATCCACTGATTACATTTCCTTCCTTATCCCGTTCGTATTCATAGTCCATGAACTCCTGTGCGGAAACCGGGCATCGAATATTATCAATGACAATCTCCCGTAGTGACTGAAGCCACTTGTATGAATATTCCCGGCTTCCTGGTCCCTTCTCTGCCCCGCGTGCCATCAAACCGTAGGCCCGGTAATCACCCACGGATTTATCCTCCGCACTGTCACATGTAATCAGATCATTACCGGTGATACCCAGCTCTATAAGCTTATCCGCTGTCTGCCGGTTGCTCTGCTTATTGCAGGTGTATTCCTGCCAGATATAGAGTGTATGCCGTGCTGGGTCATAATGGGAACGGGTAAACGCATATGGGTCAGGATACCAGCCCCAGTCCACGCCATTTAGGATATAGTCGAACTGTGATATCTCATCGTCCGTTATTTCCCGGATGGTCACATTATCAAATACACTGCCGCCGCTTCCGTTAGCCACGCCCAGGTACTCATTTTCATATGCATCCGGGTTGGTCTCCTTCAGGAACTCCGCATCATCCAGGAAGGGTTTCCCCAGCCACTTAGGCGGCACATCCAAATAAGTACTCTCTGTCACCAGCCTGGAAGCCTTGGGCACTTTGATGTACTTATTTGCCCAGTTACTGGCCGTCTTGGGTGGGTTGAAGGACTTAAAGATATAGGCAACGTCGCCGCCACGAATGACGGACTGTTCAATCTTTCGTACTGACTCAGGCCCTGTGAACTGGTCCAACTCTTCCAGCCAGAGAATACCAATGTAGCCAAACGGCACCTTAATGGATTTAACCTTACCCGGGTCATCTGCGCCACGGAAGTATATCTTCTGGCCTGTGCTGATTCGGGTAATCTCCATCGGGCTGACGGTTGCATGGAACTCCTCTGACAGCTCCAGGGCTTCAATTGCCCACAGAATTTGCTGATATACAGAACTACGCAGGGTATCCGCCACCTGACGCATGACAACTGCGTGCATCTGGTCATTATTCATGATAAGGTCAATAACCTGCAGACTGATGAAGGAAGACTTTGTGGAACCACGACCGCCAGGAAATACATATTCTGTATGTCCATGTTCCTGTATATCAAAAACAACCGGAGCAAATACAGGGGCCACCATGGTGGATGGAATGCCCGCGTACTTGACCGGTTGGTCGCTATTTGTATCAGGCTGTAATGCCTCAGCCTGAGCCTTCAAATGGACTATCTTTGCCAGCTGCTCCTCAATATCCAGGTCGGACTTAAGCGTCTGCCCCAGGGTGTCGCGGATAGCCTCATAGGCCCTAACATTCCCGGCCAGAGCTTTCTTGATGACAGCCGCATTCACGGCACTTTCCAGGGTACTGTCAAGTCCCAGGGCCTCCAGGACTGGCGTCCATTCTGGATTGTCTATCTCTGCTGTCAGGAGCATGTTAAGGGTGCGCCGGAAATCTGCCTTTCGCCTCCGGGCCTCCCCCGATGCTTTCCCAGCCCTTATTGCTAATTCCCGGCGTTCGTCCGGTGTTCGATTATTATTTTCATCCTTTATGTTTTCATATCCTGCCATCACCTCACCTTCCTATCCTGGATTATTTTGGAGTAAAGAAAAGAATCCCAGACCTATAATAGCCTGGAGTCCCAGAAAGGAATTTACAATGTCAAAGCTACCAGTTTAAAATAACTTTGTTCTAAATTCTTCCAAACAAACAGATACATTTTCTACCGGTAAAATAGTTACTTTTATCGGCAATTACGAATCCATCCTTGATAGTCTGTATGTAGACGCTATCATGCGCACAGTTAAAATACCCAATTCCATTTTCTGAACGTATCATAAGTGAAATGGGTAAGAAATTCTCACTGTTACATTCGTCTGGATAAGGAGTCGCTGTATCAGATAATGATCCAACAACACCCTCAATTTTGTACATCTCTTTAAATGGAAACACATCTGCTCCACCATTCCCGCAGCTCCCACAGTTAATCGTAATACAGCTTTTCTCGCTCATAAAAGTCCTCTCTTTCTTTGAAAACAAAAGCAGCCATCCGGTCATTCACCAGACAACTGCTCGTTTGTGGGGGATTGAAAGCAGCTTTTACACCACTCCCAGTTTAAAGTCTACCACATAAAAACCGCCAAAACCGCCGTTTTTAGAATTTTTCTAAAAATCTATCGTGTTTCTGCCTGCAACTGCTATCTGTGTAACACCGGTTTTTACTCTGATATATCCGGTTCATGCCGTGCGCCACCTGTATCCAGGTCATGTCCTCCACATAATATAGAGTGAGGATATTGCGCATTTCGATATCCTCCAGACCCGATATGTACTCCTCCACCCGCGTCTGAAGTTCCAGAAGCTTTTGTTCCTCCCGCATCAAATTGCCATACTGCTTCTCATATTCCCTCTTGGCTCTGTCATGTTCAGGAACCGGGTATCCCGTAATCCTCACAGTTCCCAGCGGTTTCTTTCCCCTCTTTCCACACGACACGGAATCCGATACCCGCACTCCCTTCTGCTCCAGCTTCTCAAGCCTACGGCGCTTCTTCTCTGTCTGTTCTCGCACCATCTTTATCCTGGCCCTGGCATCTGCATACACCACTAGAATGCTCTTGTCCACCGGCATCACCTCCTCTTCCGCTTATTCCTAGATACCACAATCGGTATCCTGCCCAAATCGTGCCCGCATCCCTTCAATACTTGCGTCACCCTGTTCCACTCATCGGCTAGCTCTGACGCGTTCCCGTCCTCCACCCTCGCAAAGGTATATCGCTTTTGGTACAGGATACCCACATCACTGTAATGCTCTATCTGCTGCCGGTGCCGGATACCCAACATTACCATCAGCTCCGCTGCTCTGTACCGGCCGTCGTATTGGCCACAATCATACAAGTCATAGTACACAGGTCTTGATGCCACGTACAATCACTCCCTTCGGCGGCCGGCGCAGCTCCAGAACCGGGCACAGGCTGGTGTACATATAGGCCGGCGCCGTCCGGATGCGCTCCTTGATTGCTTCGTCCGCTTGGGCGGCCAGGGCCTTGCTACGGTCGATGCGGCTAACCTTGGACTGCTTACTGCCTTTCTTTCTCATAGACACCACTGCCTCATTACGTCTGTTACCACCTTTAGGAGCTGTACTGCAAGATTCAGTCCTA